GACTGAAGCAATGCAACCTGCATTTGCTGATGAGTCGCCTATCGATCCTTTCAACTTCTGGACTGGCGCAGATTTCAAACTGAAGATCCGCAAGGTCGAAGGTTACTGGAACTATGATAAGTCTGAGTTTGCTGCACCTAGCACTCTTGGTGACTTTGATGATGACAAACTGGAAAGTATCTGGAATCAAGGATACTCTCTTGCAGAGTTTGAAGATCCTAAGAACTTCAAGTCCTATGAGCAACTACAAGCACGTATGAATTTGGTGCTTGGTAAGACCTCAACTGCTTCTGCTCCTGTCGTTCGTGAGGACGAGGAAGATGTCTTTGCTGCCCCTGTGGGTGGTTTCAATGATGCAGATATTGCAGGTCTGCGTAGTAGTGCAGTCGCTTCTTCTCCTGTTGCTGATGAAGATGACACACTATCATACTTTGCTAAACTCGCTGAGCAAGACTGATGAAACTGATACTCGCTACAATGATGCTACTCTCTGCTCTACCTGTTAGTGCAGAGAGTATTGGTGACCGAAGCAACCGTCAAGCATATAATTCTCAAAGAGGATATGCTTCAGAGAACAAATGCTATCGTAATGAATATCGTGAAGAGTACATTCCTGGCACATCTAGTTCTCCTGGATATGTTTCATCATATAAAGAGCGAGTAGAAGTCCCTTGTATTCGTGATCATTATCGTCACGATGGTGCTTCAAGAAAACATAATACCGATGACAATTCTTGCATCGAAGGTTCAATCCTAGGTGGCATTGCTGGTGGAGGCATCGGTGCTGCTGCTTCTAGAGGTGACGGACGACTCTGGGCAATCCCTCTGGGTATTGTCGGAGGAGCACTGGCAGGATGCCAAGTTGATGGAGGTTGAAACGAAATTCGACTTTTGATTCCCTGAAACGGCGGAAAAAATCTCCGCCAATTTTTCAGTCTCTAGGGTTTTCTAAATTGTTGTTCTAAGACAATCCTAAGAAGATTCTCTTTTAGTGACATTAATGCCTGTTGCTCGAAAGAATCACCACCAGGCCATTTTTCCAAATAAAAACAGACGGATTTGTACACTAGTACGAGTCCGTCTTTTGACATGTCTATGTTTATATAATCTTCAGGATCAATATCCATACCCAGATCCACCAGAGGAACTTCCACTGCTTCCAGAACTTCCACTGCTACTGCTACTGCTGCTAGAACTACTAGAACTGCTAGAACTACTGCTAGATGTTGTCGATGAAGTACTAGTTGAAGTTGTAGATGTAGATGTAGATGTTGTAGTAGAAGTGCTTGTTGCTACTCCAGCAGTTGATGACGCTGAAACTCCATTGTTGAATGTAATTTCACTTATCCTGGCAGTAGAAACGGGACTTTGATAACTTACAGAACCAATATTATTAAGGAATCTGGATGCAAGACTAATAGGAGTCTTTTTATTATTGAAATCATCTAGTTCGGCATGTGGTTCATACGCAACCAGTTCTTCAATTTCTTCAACCATCATGTCAACCATTGGAGCAAGAGGAATTACGATTTGTCTTTTCTTTTCGTTGAGATAGTATTCGTGCTCATAGTTTGAAACTGGATATATTGATTCTTCTGCAGTTTTTACAGTTCCATCTGGCATTATGGATCTCCAGTTTTCATTAACTTCAATGCCTTCTTTAATTAGAACTATATTATTGTATAAAATTTCATTAGTTTCCCAATGATGAACCGCATCAGGATCTTCATACACTTCTCTGGTATAGATCTCTAAATCGGCAATATTTTTTGGCCATTCTGAATATACATCAATGATATCATTAATCAAAATAATAACCCAATCTAGGTATTGATCGTCAAATAATTTGTAAGCAAGACTTGTTGGTGTATCACCATCTTGGACCGAATATGACTCAAATAGAGTTGCATATTGATTTAGATCTGATCTTGCTTTTACTTTTCTGAATATATTTTTAACTAGACGATATTTTACAGATTCATCATCCGTAATACCTTCGCCAACATATACATTAGGGAAATAGGAAAAATACGACATATTAGAAACCTTTGTCTACGTCTTCTGCGGTCACGAATCTAGTCTCTGTAAATTGTAGTTGTAAAGAGACAGCAGGAACATGAATACCTGCAAATTCACCTGTTTTCACAAGTTGCTTGAATGATGCATATTGCCCATCAGGAGTATAGTTGACATTGATACCAGTACAAACTGATGTATGAATCTTGAAGTGCATATTTTCTGTATTATCACTAACTACACCGTTAGGTTGCATACGAACAAATTTAATATTAAACTTTTCAGGAACTTCAAAGAATCTTGCTTTTTTCTCTGCTCCATATTTAGGTAAAGCACCTTGTTTCAAGTAGGCAATGATCTTGGCAATTTCATCTGCTTCCTTTGCATCTCTAGCAAACATTTTAAAGTTAAAAGCATGACTTCTAAATTGCATATTAGAAAACAACTGCTCGGTATAAGGATTGAATACCTTACCCTTTGTTAACTGCACCATGTCATTGGCACTAAATGAACCAGACAAACCTAAAAATTGTGAAGCACCAGATGCTGCTTGAGCAAAGGCACCTTCAGTAAATTCTGGCAATGCTGCAGCTGCAGCACCCTGAATAGTTTGAGCAATCGCCGTAATATCACCGTTCGCCCCTGCAGTCCTTCCCTCAGCAAGTGCCATGCCTGCCACACCAAGGTCTGTTTGTCGATATGCAGGTCTATAATCTGTCGCTAACGCGCTAGGCATAGCGATATATACCCGATTTTTGTCGGGTTTCAGTTGCACCGTATTATTGGGCATATTCAATCCATAGTATGTACTACTTTGATCATCATACTTGATAACCTGTCTATGGAACATTACATAGTCAATGGATTCAGTTGGCGCATCTCTGCCGTCACCGTTTCCACCTGCCACAGGTGCTCTTAATGGGTATCTGTAGTTTGATGCCAATTTTCTACCTAAATACTATGTGACCTCTATGTATTTATGCGATATCAAGGTAAATACCGCCCATCCTTTCCAAGGAAATATAAAGGCGATTCAACTAATGTGATATATCGCTCCTCTTGGGAGTATAAATTTATGAAATGGTGTGACAATACATCATCTGTTGAAGAGTGGGGCAGTGAAGAAATCATCATACCCTATGTGTCACCTGTTGATGGAAGAAGGCATCGATACTTTCCAGACTTCTATGTCAAAATTGGTAAAAAAAAGTATCTAGTTGAAGTAAAACCATATAAGCAAACTAAAGAACCAAAAACACAAAAACGAAATACTAAGAGATATATCAATGAAGTTGTGACTTATGCTGTAAATCAAGCGAAATGGAAAGCAGCAACTGAATTTTGTGTAGATAATGGTTGGGAGTTTATGTTAATCACAGAAAAGGAACTTAAGGTCTAATGGGCATTCCAAATAAAGAAGCGGCTAGATATAACTCTCTACAGGACTTTATTGCTCTGACTAAAGGGAGAGACAATGCTCCTGCAATGCAGAATTTATATTCTGTGAGAATTGCTACTCCAAATATACTGAGGCAAGGTGGAGCGGGTGTAAGTGGATCTAATATGCAGGTAGAAACCAGTGATCTGGATTGGCAGTTAGATTACTATTGCGATTCTATTCAACTACCCAGTAAACAAATTACTACAGGTCAGATTCAGAACGTTGGTTCTGGATATAAGTATGCTACAAACACGGCATATAGTCAGATCAATATGACCTTTACAGTTCCAAGGTCGCAATATAATAGAAATTTCTTTGAAAGGTGGACCACTGTAATGACACCTGATAGTGAACAATATACTCAATATTACAATGAGTATACATGTCCTTATATTATGGTATATAAGTGGGAACGTGGTGGAGGTGATTTGGCAATAACAGATCCAAAGATGATTCGTGCTATTAGAGAGTCTGGTCAGGTAAATCAGATGCTTCTAGCAAGAAAGTATCAGTTAACTGCCTGTTGGGAAATTCAAAATGCTTTCCCTTATAATATTGGTTCTATTAGACTAGATCAACAGAAATCAAAAGTTATGTCTATGACTGTTGGTTTTTATTATGAAAGGTATAGATTTTACACTGATGATAAGTTTGATGATCCTGGTGTTCTTGGGAGAGTGACTCTTCCTGCATCTAGTGATAATTTTAGCTCTTCTGCTTCTAATAATAATACGGACGTATTGAAGAATAGATTGTATAGTGGATTTCCAACAACAGCAGGTTTCTCCTAAATAAACGTACTGAATTGAATTTACATGGTATTACCTAAGTTAACTGTACCTAAGTACAAATTAAAGTTACCTTCTGACAATAGAACAGTCACTTATAGACCATTTTTAGTAAAGGAAGAAAAACTTCTTCTTTTAGCAACTCAAACTGGTCAGCAAGAAGACATCGTTAATGCGATTAGTGAAATTATTAAAGAATGCACTGACATTATCGATGTAAAAACATTGGCAACCTTTGATATCGAATATGTATTTTTGCAAATTCGCACTAAATCAGTAGGTGAAAATGTTGAAGTTTCTGTGACTTGTTCTGATGATGACGAAACTGAAGTCCAGGTTTCAATTCCTTTGGATGAAATCAAAGTAAAGAAAACTAGGGGGCATAAAACTGAAATCAAACTTGATGAGAATGTCATCATTACAATGGGTTATCCCGACTTAAATACTTTCGTCAGGATGAATTTTGAAGATGATGATGATCCACTCCAACAAGTTTTTGATATGGCAGCAACTTGTGTAAAAACAATCGCTGATGAGAATCAAGTTTATGATTGTAAAGATATTTCTAAAAAAGAATTGTCTGATTGGTTTGAACAACTAAACAACAAGCAGTTCAAAGAAATTCAAAAATTCTTTGAAACTATGCCAAAGTTATCACACACCGTTAAAGTTACTAATCCTAATACAGGAAAGGAACAAGAAATATTAATAGAAGGACTTGCAAGTTTTTTCGCATAGCCCTTCTACATCAGAATCTTCGTTCTTATTATGAAGGTAACTTTGCCTTAATGCATCATCATAAATGGAATATCGATCATATTGATAATCTGATGCCATGGGAAAAGGAAATCTATGTGAATATGCTGGTGGCATTCCTAAAAGAAGAAGAACGTAGAATGAAGGAGCAACAAGCACAACGTGGCTAAACTACAAACATATAAGTTTATAAATCCTGGATCGGCGGCAGCTGCCTCTCCAGTAGTCACTGCAGCTAAAACACAAACACTTGCTTTCAATAGAATAGGAAGTACTGTAAGTGGTATTGGGTTAGCTGTTCAAGATCTTGAAAAAATTGCTCTTCTACAAGTTAAGGATGTTGATAAAAGGGCGATATTAGAGCGTCGTCAAAAGCGTAGAGAAGCAGACGCTGCTGCTGAAGAATCACAAGAACTTAAGAAAGTAAATAAGGGAAAGGTAACCAAACAAGCAGAAAAGAAAACAAAAAAGAAAGCAAAGGGTTTTGGATGGGTTACTAATCTATTACAACCTTTAGGTAATATATTATTAAGTATCGGAACACTTGCCATTACTAAGGAAACACTAGAATGGTTTGGTGATGAAAAAAATATAGAAAAACTTGTAACTTTCATAGACAAAACAAAGTTTGTCTTTGAAAAATTATTTGGATGGGCGTCAACGCTTGTCGGAACTACATTAGACGGATTTTCTGATTTAGTCGATCCTGAAGGAGACTTTTTTACTAAAATATCTGGTGTTGGTAAGATAATGCTTGGTCTCATTGGGTTGAAATACCTGATGAATCCATTTAGTCTAATTGGCGATATTATAGGATTAGTCGATCTTCTTGGTAGAGGAAAACCTGATGTACCAGATAAACCCAGAGATAAACCTAGAAGTGGTCCTGACGCTGATAAACCGAGAAAACCTACAGCAACGAACCCTAGTGGTGCAGACCCTGATTTAGATGGTCCTAATGGTAGAGTAAGGGCATCTGCTGTTAAGGATAGGTTTGGTGATACTGCAGAAGCAGCATACAAAAAGGTATTAAAAGAGCGTGGTGATGATGCTGCCAGAGTATTCTTAGGTGAACTTGAAAATACTGGTGGAAATGTTGCTAAAGCACAGCAGAGATTCAATAAGTATGTCAAAAAGGGGAAATTTCCAAAAATTGAACCTCCAAAACCTGGATTTTTCTCACGCATTGCTTCTGGAACAGCAGATGCTTTTGGTGCTGTAAAGAATAGGGTAGTCAAAGGATTGCAAGGACTTCCTGATTGGGCAGGTAAGGCAGCCAAAGCAGGTTGGGAAAATACTGTTAAGGCATCTGAAGCAATTAAGAGTAAAGGTCAACGGTGGGCGAGTGCTGCTGGAGAAAAGTTCAAAAGCGCAAAGAATTGGGTTGCTGATGGAGGTAAAGCTTTTCTCAGTAATATGGGAGATAAGGCCAAAAACTTTTTCCTAGAAAAGGTTTTAACTCCATTAAAACCAATCATTGATCCTATAGCAACTAAAGCAAAACAAATCGGACAGGGAATGTTCGATATGCTGATGAAAATCCCTGGTGCTGAGAAGGGATTAGGGGTTCTTAAGAGCAAAGGTATTAGTGGTTTTGAATCTATTGCAACAGCAGGTTCTAAATTAGGAAAAAGAGCATCAACAATTCTTCCTGTTATTGGTGGACTTGTAAACCTCGCGTTTGCTTATGATAGAGCAGCAAACGGTGACTC